GGAGCACAAACAAGTATGGCTCAGTTGCGTGGTTCAGCCGCTATTGGACAGTTGTCTGATATAGTTATAGGCTGTGAGAGAGACCAACAAGGTGAGGAACCTGATCGTACTACAGTCAGGGTCTTAAAAAACAGATGGACAGGAGAAACAGGAATAGCATGTAGTTTAGATTATGACCATGAGACAGGAAGATTAACTGAAATACTAGCAGATGATATTCCTTTCGATGATGAAACAGATAACGAGTGGTCAGGAGAGAGTAGTAATTTTTAAGGGGGAAGTATGAAGGACGTAATATTTGATATAGAAACAGATGGATTACTAGAGGACTGTACAAAAGTATACTGTATAGTTCTATTTGATCTAGAGACTGGTAAGCTACATTCCTTTAGTGGAGAGGAAACAGTAGACGCACTATTTTTCCTAAAAAATTCTGAGCGAATTATAGGACACAACATTATATCATTTGACCTTCCTGTTCTAGAAAAGATTTACAAATGGAAACCACCAAGTAACATTGATATAGTGGACACACTTGTAATGTCTAAGTTAATCTATCCAGATAGAGCAGTTAGAGACTCTAAGAAAAACTCTATCGACAAGTCTCTCTATGGTAGACACTCTCTTAAGTCATGGGGTCAGAGGTTAGGATTATGGAAGGGAGACTTCACAGACTTCACACAATTCTCAAAGGAGATGTTAGTCTACTGTGAAAGAGATGTAGAATTAAATGCTTTACTGTATAATAAACTACAGGAAGCAAAGTTTTCAAATGAGTCTATAGAATTAGAACATAATATCCATAAGATATGCCTCAAACAAACAGAGAATGGATTTCCGTTTGATGTTATGAAGGCATCTAAGTTGTATAGTACACTCGCAGATAGAAGATTGGTTCTTCAGTCTGAGCTAAAGAAAGCATTTGGTAATTGGGTGGAGAAAGAAACCTTTATTCCAAAAGTAAACAACAAAAGTAGAGGGTACGTCAAAGGTGTACCTTTTATAAAAGAGAAGGTGATAGAGTTTAATCCTAATTCTCGTAAGCATATAGCAAAAAGACTGCATGATATTCATGGGTGGGAGCCTACTGAGTTTACTCCTACAGATGAACCTAAGATTGATGAGAGTGTCCTATCCAAACTACCATATCCAGAGGCTCAGCTAATGGCTGAAGCATTTAGAGTTAACAAGCTAATTGGACAACTATCGGAGGGGAAACATGCTTGGTTATATCACGAAAAAGACGGTAAGATACATGGATCAGTTAATACAATGGGTTCGGTTTCAAGTAGGTGTTCACACTCACACCCTAATATCGGTCAAGTACCTAGTGTTAAAGGATTTTTTGGAAGAGAGTGCAGGGAATTATTCTATGCGCCAAAAGGATTTAATCTACTTGGTTGCGATGTATCCGGTTTGGAAATTAGGGTTGTGTCTCATTACCTTGCAAGTTTTGATTCTGGTAGCTACGCTAAAACTGTTATCGAAGGTGATATACACGAAGCTAACAGACAAGCTACTGGTCTTCCTACTAGAGACCAAGCTAAGACTTTCATTTATGGACTACTGTATGGGGCTGGAGATGCCAAACTGGGACAAATTGTTGGAAAGGATGCGAGAGAAGGTAAGAGACTTAAGGATTTATTCTTTAAGAAAGTTCCAGCGTTCAAAGAATTAAGACAGAAAGTATTCACAGCATCAGAGAAAGGTTTTCTATTTGGATTAGATGGGAGAAAAGTACCAGTTAGATCAACTCACTCTTCCCTAAATACTCTTTGCCAGTCAGCAGGAGCAATAATATGTAAGAAGTGGGTAGTTGAGTTTCACAAACTGATGCAAGAGTCTGGCTTCAAAGAAGGAGAGGACTATAAACAAGTTGCATTTGTACACGATGAAATACAAGTGTTAGTTAAGAAGGGTATAGAAGAATCGGTAGGAGATATAGCTGTGCAGTCTATAGAAACAGCAGGTAACCTACTAAAATTAAGAGTACCATTGACAGGTGAGTATAATTATGGTGCTAATTGGGCTGAAACACACTAACGAGGACAATATGGAATTGCTTATAGATGGTGACATCTTGGTTTATAAAAACGCTTGTGCTTGTGAGCATGAGGTAGATTGGGGGAACGATATTTGGACTTTACATTGTGACTTCGCAGATGTTAAGAAACTATTAGACAAAGATATAAACAACTTAATGAAGGATTCAAAGGCAGACTCAGTAATGATTTGTCTTAGTTCACATAAGAATTTTAGAAAAGATATAGATAATACGTATAAGAACAAACGTACTGGTACTAGGAAACCAGTCTGTTATGTTCCTGCTAGAGAGTACCTCCAAAAAGAGTACCCATCTATGATGTCTAAGTGGCTAGAGGCCGATGACTTACTAGGTATCTTATGTACTCAGAAACCAGAGGAAACTTGTATAGCTTCAACTGATAAAGACTTACTAACAATACCGGGATTCCATTGGGACTTCCAAGATAAAGAAATGTTTAAGGTTAGTGAGGATCTAGCTGAGAAAAACTTCCTATTCCAAACTCTGACAGGAGACTCTGTTGATGGATACTCTGGATGCAGAGGGATAGGCAAGGTATCAGCTACTAGAATACTAGATGATATTGATAAGAAGAAGAAGAATAGGTGGGAAGAGGTAGTAAAGGTGTACGAACAGAATGGGTACACTAAGGACAGTATTCTAACACAAGCTAGGATGGCCTACATCTTACAGAAGGAACAGTTTAATGGGGTAGATAAGTACCCTTCACTATGGGAACCACCAACAGGGGAATAGAATGACAAAACAATGGGACGCACAAACACAAGAGTACACAGAAGTATATGAAGATGAGGAAGTAACTAATCCTAAACACTACGATAAGGTTGGGTTCACTATCCAACCTATTGAGTACATAACTAAGAACGAGTTGGACTTCTTAGAAGGGAATGTAATAAAGTATGTTTCTAGATACCAACATAAGGGTGGGGTAAACGACTTATTAAAAGCTAGAACTTACATTGATTTTTTAATTGAGAGAGAGAAAGGAAGAGAATGAAGACCCTACCTACACAATATCAACAGTTTATACACCTCTCTAGATATTCACGTTGGGATTACGATAAGAAACGTAGAGAGACATGGGAGGAGACAGTAGATAGATACTTTAACTTCTTTAGGAAACATCTTAAAGAGAACTGTAACTACAAAGTTCCTAAAGAGTTAGAGAAAGCACTAAAGAACGCTGTCCTCTCACTAGAGATAATGCCTAGTATGAGATGTTTAATGACAGCAGGACTAGCATTAGAGAAAGAAAACATTGCAGGATATAACTGTGCATACCTACCTATTGATTCTGCTCGTTCATTTGATGAACTACTCTACGTACTTATGAATGGTACAGGAGTTGGTTTCTCAGTTGAGTTCAAACATACAAGTTTACTTCCTTTTGTACCAGACAAACTACATGAAACCGATACAGTTATTGTAGTCAGAGATTCAAAACTAGGGTGGGCAAAGGCTTTCAGAGAACTCATCTCGTTACTCTACTCAGGTTTAATTCCTAAGTGGAGTACTGAGGGAGTTAGAAAAGCTGGTTCTCCTTTGAAAACATTTGGAGGTAGAGCAAGTGGCCCAGAACCTTTAGAGGACTTATTTAGATTTACAGTACGTACCTTTAGGGAAGCAACAGGAACTAAACTAACCCCACTACAATGCCATGATATAGTATGTAAGACAGCACAAGTGGTTGTCGTAGGTGGAGTACGTAGGAGTGCTTTACTATCTCTTAGTGACATTGGTGATGAACAGATGAGATCATGCAAGTCAGGTGAGTGGTGGCACAGAGAAGGACAGAGAGCACTAGCAAACAACTCTGCTAACTACCATAGTAATCCAGATGTAGGCACATTCCTTAAGGAGTGGCAAGCCTTGTATAACTCAAAGTCTGGTGAGCGTGGTATATTCAGTAGTGCTAATGCAGAGAAGCATGTAAACAGTTTGAATAAGTCAGAGACTAGGAGAGAACCTCAGTCTGACTTTGGAACTAACCCATGTTCAGAGATAATCTTAAGACCACGTGAGTTCTGTAATCTTACAGAAGCAGTAGTAAGAGCAGATGATACAATAGATTCCCTACAAAACAAAGTAGAACTAGCTAGTATACTAGGTACGTGGCAATCCACACTAACTAACTTTAGATACTTAGGAAGTAAGTGGAAGACTAACTGTGAGGAAGAGAGATTACTAGGAGTATCACTAACTGGTATAATGGATTCCTCTTTAACTAATGGTAGAAGTAAAAAGGATCTACCAGAACTACTAACAAACTTAAAGAATAGAGCTGTAAAGACTAATGCCGCTTATGCTGACCAACTTGGTATACCCAAGTCTGCTAGTATAACGTGCGTTAAACCTTCTGGAACAGTAAGTCAACTTGTTGACTCTGCTTCTGGAATCCACACACGCCACAGTCCTTATTACATCAGAACAATTAGAGCCGATGTAAAAGATCCCCTGTGTAACCTTCTGATTGATAGTGGAGTACCTTGCGAACCTGATACTACTAACCCAAGTAACGTAAAGGTTTTCTCATTCCCCATGCGATCCCCAAAGTCATCGCTAACACGCAATGATCTCTCTGCTATCGAACAGTTGGAACTCCACAGAACCTACTCTAAGTTTTGGGCTGAACATAAGGTTAGTCAGACTATATCAGTTAAAGAAGAAGAGTGGCTTGAGGTAGGTACATTTGTATTTAACAACTTTGAAGACATCTCTGGTGTCTCATTCTTACCTTACTCAGACTTTGTGTATAAGCAAGCACCTTATACTGAGTGTGAAAAGGAGGAGTTTACTACCCTAAACGATAGTATGCCTACTATTGACTGGAGTAAATTAGCTGAGTATGAGATGTTAGATAACACTACATCATCACAAGAACTAGCGTGTACTGCTGGAGGTTGTGAAATATAAGGACATTTATGGACTACAACTTAGTTTCTGAAAAATTAATAACTTACCTTGAAGAAATGTTTCCTAATGTATTACCACCTAGAGGAACGGATACACAGGAACTCTCATACTTACAAGGCCAACAGTCTGTTATAGATAGACTCAAACAACTTTACGAGGATGACAATGTGCATGGGATCGGCTCCTAGCCCACCTAAAATAGAAATGCCCCCTCCCCCTCCACCTCCAGCAATGAGGGATGAACCAGAGGTAGATGCCGCAGAATTTGATATGGGAGATGCCCCACAAAGTGCAACGGATACTAGAAAGAAATACAGAAAGAAAAGCAAGGGTAAGGGTAAGACTGTTGGAAGTAGTAAATATAAAGGTGGAGGTTTAAATGCTATGTAAAAGGAGTTTAAATGTGTACTAGTAGTGTTAAGGAAGGTGTGTCAAGTGCTCAAGATAGAATGAGACAATATAAAAGAGAGAAGGCAGACCAGTTTTCTAAAGAAATGCAAGAGTCAAATATATCCGGTAAAGCTATGGAACAGTTTGAAGCAGGTGTGGATACCTCTACTCAAGGGGCTAGAATTATCGGAGAAGAAGCCCAAAGGTGGGGAGACACAGCCGCTATGATAATGGGAGTACAAAAACCTAGTGCTCCCGGTACTGATAGTAGTGATACTACAAGTGCGAACTACTCTAAATCTAGCTCTGAAAAGTCTAGTAAGTCTGACAAGAAAGCTAAGAAGACAGGAAACGAAGGAACAGGTGGAAGCAAGAAACAGTTCTATGCTTCTAAAAATAAATAATAATCACTCAAAAGGAGAATAATATGGGTTGGAAAAAATTCAGAAAGGCATTTCGTCCTCCAAAGCCACCTAAAATAAAACTAAAAATAAAAATACCTAAGATAAAAATAGACCTACCCAAGATAAAACCTCCTAAGATAGATCTACCCAAGATAAAACCTCCTAAGATAGTAAAGGATCTTCAAAAGGCTGGAACTGCCGCACTAAACCAAGGTAAAACGAATTTACAATCAGCTACTACTACTGCTAGGTCTAATGTAC